ACATTTACTTAGTTTGATAGAATTTTTGTATGATAGTTGTAATGTAGATATTTTTAAAAATAATATCAAAGATGATTTTATTGCTTTAATACATGATTTTATTACCTATATGAATGATCTTAAAGATGAAATTAAAAAAGAATTCAAAAGAGGAATGCTTGAAGCCGAAATGGCTGCTAAGAGAGCAAGAGAAGCTGATGAAGATGCTAGAGTGGCAGAAATAGAAGCAAAAATGAAAGCTTATGCAGAACAATTAAGGTCAGAAAATGAACATTCAGATGATGAACCTGTTCTTACCTCACAAGCTATTGTAGATGAATCAGAGGATTATGATTTTTTAAAATTCTTTTTGATTACACTTAAATCAGGGTCTCATTTATTAGATAATATTTCTGATAAAATAAATGATAAACTTTGGATTAAATTGTATGATTTTGTAGCACGAATATGTGTTTTTTTTACACGTACATTGTGTCAACAGAATGTTAGTGATTTAGCTCTACCTGATCTTATTATATTTGTTAAATCAATTTTTATTGAGGGAGCAGATATAGTAAGCACAATATTTAAGGGTGTTATTCATCTTTTTGAAAATTTACCTAAATATTTGAGAGGTGAAGACACAATATTTTGTGGAGTTGATCGTTCTAGAAAATTAGAATCTACTGCTGCTACTCTAAGATCATTAACATCAGCCGTTTTAGGCGGTGATGAGAAAACATTATTACAAGAGGGTTATACTATATCATCTTATCTTATAGCTCTTGATGAAGCTATTAAGGATTGTACTGATGCGTGTAATACAGTTAAATCAGCTCAAAGACCTTATTTATCTAATTTATTATATACATTAAAAGATATTAAAAATAAGATTGATAATGCTCATTTACAACAAGTGACACGACCTGAACCTTTTGCAATTGCATTATTTGGAAAATCAGGTGTTGGCAAATCAACCATTACACCTAAATTAGCTAAGATAATGATTATGGCTACAGGTGAGCAATACAATGATAAATTGGTTGTAACAGGGGATATCAATGATAAATATGATTCTGTTGAAACTTCTAGACATAAATGTATAATTTATGATGATGTTGGTAATTCAGTTAATAAAGTTCCTGATTTTGATAAGGTTTTGACCGCTATTAATTCACAACCAAGGATGTTTAATAAATCAGAAGCTCAAGAAAAAGGTAAACATTTTCCGTCTAATACTAGTACAATAATAACATCTAATGTTGTTGGACTGAATGCTTATAAAACATCAGTAGAACCACAAAGTATTTTAAGACGATTTGATTATCATATTCTTACTGAGATATGGGATCCTCGTGTTAAAGCTGAGGGTACTGATAGGATAGATCCTATTTTAATATCAAAACTAACTTCAGATGATAAGAATCGTATTTGGACATTTAAAGTTTACAAGTTTGTAACTTTTGATCCAAATATGATAAAGGAAGATATGTCAGGAGAAGATAAGGCTTCATTAGTAC